CGTACCAGTGTTAGGCCGTGCCTTCTTAAACGCATCTAGTACGTTCTCTACCTCTGCATCTGCCGCCTTAAGTATCTCCTTGTACTCTTGCGGGTCTACGTAGGTAAACTTAGGTCGGTACCGCGTATTCTGCCTAGTCTTAAATTGTACCGTCATCTTCTGCTATCTTATCGTGCGGTATGTTCGCTTGGTCTAGTAGGTACTCTGTCGCCTTTTCGTCTAGTACGATGTTCGCGCCTGTTAGCGCGGTAAGGTACTCCGCTAGCTCCGATAGGTTGATACTCTCAATATCGCCATGCGTAATAATTGGCGACTTCTCTACACTCCATCCGTTCACCTGTACTAGCCGAGTAATAGCGTGTCTGTTGATTATCCCTGCAATCATATCTAGGAAACTGCCTAGCGCATAGCTAAATAGATTCGTCTTACTACTCGCCAGCGCAAAGCTACCTACCGACTCATGGCCGAGTAGGATAAAGTCTGCTAGTACCGTCATAGCTATGAGTTGGTGATACCTGTTAATGATAGCATCTGTATTAAACTGCCGGGTACCGCCTGTACTGAGTAGCGTTAGCTCGTACTGCTTGTTTCCATTCTCATCGTAGGACAGTGGAAATATGATGCCCTCTTGCTCATCTCTACGTATGTTAGTAACGATTTCTGTAATAGCGGTACGTATCTGTACATCGTCGCTAGTAGCTTCCCCTGATAGAATCTCTGGCGGTACCCATGCTACCGGCAGTCCGGCTAGGTCTCGCTCTATACCGATGCCTTCTATCTTTTCTATTCGCGTCTTATACACAAACGCTCTATAGCCACCGCGTAGAATGCTGCGCCCCTCTGGATTACCCTTGCGGGCAGTCGTCCTAAACAGTAGTAGGCTCTCTATTGGTATGTCGTATCTTTTATAGTCTGGCGGTGCTACCTGTACTAACCCCTCTACCCCGCCGTTCTCGTCAAACTTCCAGCTATCTACCGTCTCTTGTGCGCGTAAACTCCACTTGCGCCAACCTATTAACCCATCGTTATACGTACTACGGCTACCATCCTCTTTCCATCCTGTCCGCATCTTGTACACTACATTAAGAGGCGCAAAGCCGTAAGTAAGGAACGTTAGTACCTCTGATAGTGTCTCCTCCCAATCGCTAGACATATCATGTAGGCACTCGTCTACAAACTGCGCGTACTTAATCGCGTCTGCATCATCTACAAAGTTAGGATTAGGTTCTATGCGCCAGCTTACTCGCCTACATACCATCTCGATAGCGAACAATATAGCAGACGGTACCGCATCCTCGCTCATTCTGCGATACTCGGTAGCGCCTCTCTGCCCCCATAGTTCGCGTAGCGGGTCGTCCTGTATGTGTCCACTCTGCTGATTTAGTCCACTAGTACCAATTGCTTTTAGGTCTTTTACTACCATCTGGTACCGCCTGTCACACTTACCGGGGTAAAGTTCCGTGCCGATGGTAGCTCATTCCGGCCCGCCCATGCTAGAGCTACGCTACAAAATCCGTCCGGTAGGTGCCCCTCATCTCTGGCCCCGTACAAATCATCGCGGCTCGCGTACCTGTGTTGGTTGTACAGATATGTGATAAACGGGCTAGTTATGTCTCCGCTCTCTATCGCGCTAACGTAGGAGCTAATCATATCGCTACGGTGTTTGCCTACTAGTATAGTATCCAGTACCTTAACTTTAGACTTTCGTAGCTCCGCGTTACCCTGTAGCCTCTCCGCTACTATGTCGCCTAGTCCGGTCGCATCGTGATTACCTACCCCGCCGTAACGCAGTAGCCGAGTTTCTAAGCGGCCTATCATATAATCCCATGTGCGCCTATTCATTTGCTCAAAGGCCACTAGTCGCGCTGGCGTACAGTCTATCCGTAGTGTAGCAATCGCTGTTTTGTCAACCTTACGCGCCCAATCCGCGCCAGTAACATACCTACCGCCCGCCTGCGGTAGCTCAAACTCTAGGTACTCGTCTACCTTGCCTTCGTACTTCTCGTACTGCCCATCCCCTGTAACTCCAAACATGCCGTCTACAGATAGTGTATCAAGTGCTAGTACGCCTGCGTTTGGCTCTTGTAGCTCGTACTCCGTCTCCCACATTAGACTAGGTGTATCGTGCTTCTTACTCTCTAGTTCCTCGCGTGTTAACCATCCGTGCGGCTCTAGCGTTTCACGGTAGCACCATTCCCAAACCGGCCACCCTTTCTCGTTCGCTAAGTCCATTACATATTTCATTGTACCGTTCGGGTATTGCCATGTACTACTAGCTGTTAGCTGCGCCTTGATAGTATGGCCTACCCGGTAATGGCTCTGCGTCTGCCCGGTCGCTGCGTTAAATAGCCCTATATCTATCTCGTCTAGTTCGTCAAGTAGTAGGCGTTCCGGGTGCGGCCCTCGAATACTTCTCTGCGATGCCTTGAGCGTGTATATGTAGGCATCTGTTAGAAACTTAGTGGAAGTAATCTGCCGTCTACCCCGGATGATTGCTACGGGTGCCTGCGGCAAACTCCACCAGCTATCGTGATACTGGATAACGTTCTCGCTCTGCTTACCGCTGCCGCCTAGTATGTTAACTCGCGCTGCCAGTAGTAGAGCTTCTACGTATCCGAGTAGCGCAAGCATGTACGTCTTCCCGCCGAAACCTCTACTAGCGTACCATACGCTTGTACTGTGTCTCGCAAAAAACGAATCTGCAAACGCTGTAAACGGCGCTACATGGTTGGGGCATACCTTGACCCTCGGTATCTTAACCCCTGTTAGTAGTCGTACTGCCTCGTATAGTTCTTCATCATTAGTTGGCGTTTTCAGTGCTGCGTATGTGTTCGATTGCATCGGCAATGGCACTAATAGTTCGTGCATTATCCTCCCCTGTTGGAAGTTCTAACACAGTACGCACGGTGTCTGCTAGCTCGCCTACTGCCTTTTCTGTCTTGTATAGTCCTAGTCGCTTTGCTCTGTCACCCATGCACTTTAGTACGCCATCAAGGTAGCGCGGGTCTCCGGGGTTTAGTATGCCCTCTTTAGCCTGTACTAAACCATCCTCGCTATTTAATTCGTAGTGTATGACATTTATACTAGCTCGATAGCTGCGCCAGTATTCATCCTCTAACGCCTGTAGCTTGTTTAGCTCGATATCAAAATATTCGTCTACGATTGCTAGGCGTCGCTTGCGCCAGTGGCTCTTAATACTCATCCACTTTTTGTAGACGGTATCCGGGTCTAGGTGGACTTTCTGCGCTATTTCATCCCATGTATAGCCCTTTACTTTCATATCGGCTATCATTAGGTTGTCGTACTCCCACTCTGCCGCGTGCGGTATATCGTCTGTAGTCTTACCTAGTGGCGACTTGTTACCGCTAGGCTTGTACTCTAGTTTCTGTATTTCCGCTCGTTCTTCGGCAGTAGTAGGCATATGTATTACCCCTTATATACAGCTAGGGGAGTAGGCTTACAGCTTAGTCACCTACCCCCGTTAGCTGCCTTTAACTAGTCGTCCGTTGCGGCTTCTTCTGCGTCGCCTACCTCGGCTTCTTCCTCGGTCTCCGGCACTACTGCGCCTTCTCCGGTTCCGTAGCCTGTCTCGCCTTCCGCCTCTGGCGAATCTTCCTCGGCTCGCTCCTCCTGCCGTTCCTCCCTACGGGTAGGGTCTTCGTTTTCCTCTGTAGTTGGCTGAGTCATTGTAGATTTCCTCCTAGAGTGTTGGGCCGCTTGCCACTCTCACTGACTAGCGGCCCGGTGCCCGGTTTGGCTAGGGCATCGGTAGGCTAACACGCTAAGCATGGGTACGCCTAGCCCCCTTTGGCCTTGGTGCCTTAGCTCGCGCGGTGGCCCATTCCTCTACGCTCTTACCTGTACAGTCTAAGCACTGCATATCTACCATCGGTACCCGCACTACCTTACACTTCTTACACTTGTACTTCATATCATACCTACATCTTTGAACCATGTAACCCGGCAAGCTGTTACCGCCTCCTCATACGTTAATGCCCATCCTCTTTCGTGCCCTGCGTCTAGGTCTGCTCGATAGTAGGCAAACATAGTAGGCCATTTCACTACGTAGCCCATCGTCATACCGTTCATATCGAGTAGCCGCCATGTTTCGTTACCAAAGACTACCGCGCCTAGCGGCTCTATTGGATTGCGGCCTATCGAGCCTACGTACATTCAAGCTAGTCCTACTACGATTGCTTGCGTTTGGTGTTTGCTCGTATGTAGCTCGGTTATCATCTGGCCT